TTTATGACATTGGTTTTGGTATTCTATTAGGACCTCTTAATGAATCTATCAATACAATTATTAACCAACTTGTTGATGCTGGTACTATGGCTAACACTGCTGGAGGATTCCTCTCCAGAGGGATTAAAATTAGAGGAGGCAATTATAATTTTGCTCCTATGGAGTGGAAGCATGTTGATTCAACTGGTGAAGACTTAGCTAAAGGTATTTACCCATTACCAGTTCGTGAACCAAGCAACGTATTATTTACATTACTACAAACCCTAGTTAACTATGGTGAACGTATTGTAGGCTCTACAGATATTATGGTAGGTGAAAATGTAGGTCAGAATACTCCTGCAGAAACATCACGTACTATGGCAGAACAAGGTATGAAAGTATTTGCTGGTATCTTTAAACGTATCTATCGTTCATTAAATGAAGAAGTACGTAAAGTTTACCGTTTAAATCAATTATACTTACCTGAAGAATTTAAATTTGCAGGAGGTGCTGTATTAGCAGCTGACTACCAGGCAAATGGTACAGATCTACGTCCTGCAGCAGATCCACATGTAGTATCTGATGTACAACGAGTTATGCAAGCTGAAACATTAAAACAAACTGCGTTAAGTACACCAGGATTTAATGTATACAAAGTTATGAGACGGTACCTTGAAGCACTCAAGATACCTAATATCGAAGAAGTTCTACCAGATCCTCAAGGTCCTAACGCTATTCAAAGCGGTCCAGATGTTAAGGTTCAAGTTGAGCAAATTAAAGCCCAAGAACGTAAACTTTCACTTGAGACTAAGTTTAAACTTGGTGTCATGAAGTTACAACAAGAGGCTGAGTTAAACAAGGCTAAGATACTTAAGATGGAAGCAGAAGCATCTAAAGCTTTAGAAGAAGCAGGAGGTATTCAAGCAGGTCATGATATCGCTATGCTTCAAACTAAGTTAGGTGCTGCTAAAGCTCATCAAGAAGGTATTATGAAGTCTATTGAGATGATGATGAAAGCAACCGAGGGAGCAGTAAATTATGACAGTAACGCAACAGGAATTCTTGGATTGGGTGGAACATCCAGCGACCAAGGCACTCAAGAAAGCCCTACACAACGATAGGGAGTACATGAAAGAGCAACTTGTCAGAGGTTTAAGTTCTGATGAGAATGAAATAAGAGGTAGATGTAATGCAATATTAAATATCCTTAGTGTAACTTATGAGGATTTAGTAGAAGGAGCAAGAGAAGATGCAAAATACTAGTGGAATCCATCCAAAGGGTCACAGAGTTTTAATACTCCCCGATCCAGTGGAAGAAATAACACAAAGCGGTATTATTTTGTCAGTCGGTGAAAATAGAGATAGGGAAAGACTAGCACAACTAAAAGGTACTATTGTCGAATTAGGCAATACTGCATGGTTAGATCAACCAAGCCCCTGGGCTAATGTTGGAGATCATGTAATCTTTGGTAAGTACTCAGGCCTAATCTATAAAGGCGATGATGACAAAGAATACCGAATCATAAATGATTTAGATGTTGTAGCATTAGTCGATTAAAGGAAAACAAATGTCAGAAGAAAAACAAGTAGAGCAACAAGAAGCAAGTATTGAGACAGAAGTCCAACAAACAGATCCACAAACTGAAAAAGAAGCCCGTATATTTGGTTGGGTTCCTAAAGAAGAGTTTAGAGGTTCTGATTCTGATTGGGTAGATGCAGAAGTATTTGTTAAACGTGGTAAAGAGATTAATCCTATTCTCCGTAAGAATAATGAATTACTTATGAAGAAATTGGACGCAAGTGCTAAAGAAATTGACAGCATTAAAGCATCCGTTGAAGAGTTCAAGAAGTTCCAAAAGGAATCATTTGAACGTAAGTCAGCTGAGTATGAAGTTCAAATTGCTCAGTTAAAGACACAAAAACGAGACGCAATTGCAGCAGGGGATGGCGATAAGGTAGTTGATATTGACGACCAAATCGATTCATTAAAAGAAGCTCAGAAAGAAAGTAAATTGGAAGCGGCTAAAAAGCCAGAACCAATTAGAACTGAAGCTCAAGCTAGTGTACCTGATGATCCAGAATTACAAAGTTGGTTAGGCAGAAATCAGTGGTTTGGTGAAGATACCGAAATGACTGATATGGCTAATGGCTTAGGAGCATCTGTACGTAAGCAATTCCCTCACCTTTCTGGTCGTGCTTTTTTAGATAAGCTTGATGATAAAATTGTAGAGTATTTTCCTCAAAAGGTCCTAGGTAAAAAAGCCAAAGGAAGTTCAGTAGATTCTACTGGAAACGTTAGAGGAGGTACATCGTCTGGTAAAAAGTCTTATGATACCTTACCTGATGACGCAAAACAAGCATGTGATCGATTCATTAAAAATGGATGGATTAAATCTAAACAAGAATATGTCGATTCATACGACTGGAGCTAAGGAGAACAATTATGGCTAAAGCATTAACAATTGAAGAGAAAAAAGAACAGGCACTTACTAGAACTACAATAGAACGTCCTACACGTGAGCGTGTTAGAAACGTATTTAATGGAACTCAAGCTAAGTTAACTGTGAATCATCAAATCCCTGGATATGTACTACACATCTTTAATGATGAACCGGGTCGTATCCAAACCGCAATAGATGGAGGCTGGGAGTTTGTTAGACCAGACGAAGTGGGCGGTGTAAAAGATAGCGTTACATCTGGTAATACAGATTTAGGAGAGAAGGTAAGATACCTCGTCGGTACAAGTGAGAAAGGTGATGGTCTTTATGGCTACTTGTTAAAAACTAAACAAGAATGGCACGAAGAAGATCAAAGAGAGTTACAAAAACGAAATGATCGAGTAGATTCTGCAATCCGTGGTGGTGTAAACGTTAAGGACGGTACAAGTTCTGATGGATTTTATACTCCTAAGGGTGGCATTAACTACAAAACATAAACTTAATTTCTAAAAGGAAATAAAATGGCTAACGCAAATACCCCTCGTGGACTTAGCCCAGTAGGAACAATTACTGGTGCTCCGTTTAACGAACAGGGTCGCCTATACGCTATCGCTAACGACGCTTCTAACACTTACGCTATTGGCGACGTTGTTAAAGTTGCAGGTTCAAGTGATACAAATGGCGTACCTTATGCAACAAAAGCGGCTACTACTGATACACCAGTTGGTGTTATTGTTGGTATCCGAGTATCAGATCCAAGTGTATCTCTAGTAGGTACAACCTTGGCTCTAAACACAATCTATCTACCACTTAGCTCAGGACTTCGCTACGTTTACGTAGTTGATGATCCAAATGTTATTTTCGAAGTAGAAGGTGATGCTACAGGTGTAGCTGCTGCTGACGTATTCAAGAATGCTGGTTTAACTATTACAGCTAACCAAACATCTCTTGCTCAATCAGCTCCGCTATCTTCAACGGTATTGAACGCTTCTTCATTCCTTGCTATTGCGTCTTCTGGCTCATTAGCTTTACCATTACAAATCATTGGTCTAGTTCAAGCAGTTAATAATGCTCCTGGTGCCTATGCAAGTACATTGGTAAAATGGAACAAGCATCAATTCCTCAACCCAGTTGGCACGGCTTAATAAGGAGAATATAACATGGCTGGTATTATAACAACCGCTTCACATCCGAAGGCCCTCTGGCCTGGGATCAAAGCATGGTGGGGTCAAGTCTACGATGAACATAAAGAAGAATATTCTCAATTGTTTGACAGTGACACATCCTCAATGAACTATGAAGAAGATGTTCAACTTACAGGTTTCGGTTTAGCTCCAGTTAAATCCGAAGGTTCTGGCGTTGCATACGATTCAGAAATTCAAGGTTTCACAACACGTTATACACACATTGCTTACGCTTTGGGTTATATCGTAACAAAAGAAGAGTTAGATGACAACTTGTATGAACAAGTATCACGTCGTAGATCTGCTGCATTAGCAATGTCTTTCCGT